ATTAATAGAACAAACTGCAGCCAATGGAGAAAGTACAATTGCCTTAGAATTAGCAAAATTTGCAGCTTTAAAACAAATTGATAGTGAAAGAGAGTTGAAGCTTCAACAAGATGAAGAAAAGGCAAATGCTAAAGCAGAAAGAGATATATTAAGACAAACAAGACTTAATAAAATAAAATTAGATTTAGAGCAAAAACAATTGCAAAATGAACAACAAATAGATCTTGCAAGAGTTAGTTTTGCAAAACAAATTGCAGGCATATTATCAGGAGTTGCAGAAGAAGGTTCTGCTCTTGCAAAAGCAGGTTTAGTTATAGAAAAAGGAGCAGCTATAGCTGACATCGTTATTAAGGCTCAACAAAGTGTAGCAACTCAAACAGCTGCATCTGCCGCTTATGCTTTACAGACTCAAGCAGCATTTGCTTCTGCTGGTCCTCTTGGTATTGCACCTGCAGCAGCTTTAATTGCTAAAAACAAAGTATCATTAGCTAAAAATTTAACACAAACAAAAATAGGAGCTGGTTTAAGTATTGCAAAAATATTAGCAACATCTTTATCTTCAAAAGGTGCTGGAGTGCAAGCTCCTGCAGCAGCATCATCACAAGCTCCATCAGCACCACAAATACAAGCTCCAGCATTTAATGTAGTAGGTGCAACACAAGAAAGTCAATTGGCTCAAACAATATCACAAGCCGAACAACAGCCAATAAAAGCTTTCGTTGTAGCATCTGATGTATCAACAGCACAGGAACTTGAACGTAGTACAATTGAAGGAGCATCTATTGGATAATAAAACAAAATAAACTTAATATGGTTATTTAGATATGGAAAAGATAATAGAACTTATTATAGACGAAGAAAATGAGATTAGTGGTATTGAAGCTATCTCTGTCGTTGAAAATCCAGCAATAGAAGAAGACTTTATTGCACTAAAAGAACATAAAGATATTAAGCTTGCAGAAGTAGATGCAGAACAAAGGATTCTTATGGGTCCTGCACTTATACCTAACAAGAAGATATTTAGAAAAGGAGAAGAAGATGATTATTATATATACTTCTCTGAAGATACAGTTAGAAAAGCATCTGAATTATTCTTTATAAAAAGTAAACATCAGAACTCTACATTTGAACATTCATTTGAATTATCTGATATGTCAGTTGTAGAATCTTGGTTAATAGAAGACCCTAAAAATGATAAAGCATCAGCTTATGGTTTTGACCTACCAAAAGGAACTTGGATGGTATCAATGAAAGTATTAAATGATGATGTGTGGAAAGCAGTAAAAGAAGGAGAAGTAAAAGGATTTTCTATAGAGGGATATTTTGCTGATGGACTTGAAAGACCAAAAGAAAGCGTAGAAGAAAATGCTTGCTCTGAATGTTTAAGTGAACTTAATGCAGAGTTTGATCTTGCAGAAGTATTAGCAAGCTTAACTGAAGAAGTAGAGCTTGAATCTTATGGAGGTTATCCACAGTCTGCAAAGAACAATGCTAAAAGAGGTATTGCTTTAAACGAAAAAGTAAACAATAAATGTGCAACTCAAGTTGGTAAAGTTAGAGCTAGACAGCTTGAGAGAGGAGAGAAATTCACACTCTCTACATTAAAAAGAATATATTCTTATTTATCAAGAGCAGCTGCTTATTATGACCCAGGTAACAATGAAGCTTGTGGTACTATTTCATATTTATTATGGGGTGGTAAATCAATGCTTAACTGGACAACATCTAAACTAAAAGGACTTGATGCAATTGAAGCTGCATCAACAATTATAGATGGAAGAGCTGCCTATTCAACACAAGAAGAAGCAGAAAAAGCTGCTGAAGATATAGGTTGTTCAGGGTATCATACACACGAGTACGAAGGAGATGTGTGGTATATGCCTTGTGAGGAACACAATCTAAAAGCTCCTTGTCAAGATGGATATGAGCAAATAGGAATGAAAGATAAAGATGGTAGAAAGGTTCCTAATTGTGTTCCAATAAAAAGATGAAAAGAAGAAAAAATGCAACATTAAGTTATTCTTCTCCAAGAAGTTCATCAAGAGCTTGTTTGTGTCCTGATGGTAGAACATATTCAATAAAATGCTGTGATGGAACATTAGAAGCACAAGGAATAGGAAGCATACATAGGACAACTAATTATTTATTACAAGAAAATATAGATTTCATATTACAAGAAGACAACAGTAAAATAAAATTATAATGGCAGATAAAAAAATATCCGAATTAAGTTTAGTAGCAGCATCAGATTTAGATGGTTCTGAAGTAATAGCTATTGTTCATTCATCAGAAACTAAAAAAACTACAATATCTAATTTAGAGAATCTAATAGTTACACATTTAGTGTCAACTGACATTACAGTTGTATCTGGAGGTAGTGATATAGATTTAAATGATTCTGCTTATGATAATGCAGAGATGATTAAGTTAAGCTGGTCAGGTGGAAGTGATACAGTAGAGGTAACTTTACCAGACGCAACAGCAACTAAAAACTTAAATAGACAAATAAGACTAATAACAGACGGTTCATATACAACAAACACACACGCTGATTTAACACCAAGAAGTGGACAGACCTTAGATGGTGAATCTACTCATTATAGAATTAATAAAGCGTATGAAGGTATAACGGTATGGTGTGATGGTACTGAATGGTTTGTAATCCAAGCTAAAGCATCTTAAAAATACAACAAAGTATTTAAAATCAGTAATAACTATAAATAAGAATCTTATGAAAGCAAGTGAAATTGTAACTAAAATCAAAGATGTTCTTTTATCAACTAATACAGAGGAAGAAGTAACTACTCCTGAAGTTGAATTAAAAGAAGAAGCTCCTAAAGCTGAAAAGAAAGAAGCTAAGAAGGAGATTAAAAAAGAAGCTGCTACTGCTGAAGTGAAAGAAGTATCTTACTCTGCAGAAGAATCAGCTGACGAACTACAAGAGGAAAACTACGAGGAGAATCCAGTAGAAGAAGCTCCTGCTGTAGAGTACGCTACTAAAGACGAAGTGTCAGAACTTAAGTCTATGGTAGAGAAATTAAGAGGTATGATTGAAGCTAAAGAAGAAGCTAAAGAAGAAGTTCCACAAGAACTATCTGCTGATGAGCCTGCTGAAGCAATTAATCATTCACCAGAAAACGAAGTAAGTGGAAAGATTGGTGTTAGGTTTTCTCCAAACGCAAATAAAAACACAACTTACAATAGAGTATTAAACGCAATAACTAATAATTAAATTAATTTAAAATGGCAACAACAACTTCAATAACTACTACTTACGCTGGTGAATTTGCTGGGAAATATATTTCTGCAGCTTTATTATCAGGTAAAACTTTAGCAGAGGGTAATATTACAGTAGTACCTAATGTTAAATACAAACAAGTAATGAAAAAAGTGGCAACAGATGACATCGTTAAAAACGCAACTTGTGATTTTGATGACACATCAACACTTACTCTTACTGAAAGAATCTTAACTCCAGAAGAGTTCCAAGTGAACTTAGAGTTATGTAAAAAAGATTTTAGAAGTGACTGGGAAGCTGCACAAATGGGATATTCTGCATTTGACAACTTACCATCTTCTTTCTCTGACTTTTTAATTGCACACGTTGCAGATAAAGTAGCTCAAAGAATGGAAACTAACATCTGGACAGGTACTAACGCAACTGCTGGTCAGTTTGATGGATTCATCACTACTTTAGGTGCTGATGGTGACGTTAATGACGTAACAGGTACTGCTTCAACTGCAGCTAACATTATTACAGAGCTTGGTAAAATTGCTGACGCAATTCCATCTACAGTATATGGTTCAGAAGATATGACTATCTACTTACCTTCTAATATGTATAGAAACTACGTTAGAGCATTAGGTGGATTTGGTGCATCAGGATTAGGAGCTGCAGGTACTGACAACAAAGGTACACAGTGGTATAATGGTGGTGCTGGTCTTCAGTTTGATGGTATTCAAATTGCATTAGCTCCAGGATTATCTGATAACGATGCTGTAGCAGCACAAAAATCAAACTTATTCTTCGGAACTGGTCTAATGTCAGATCAAAACGAAGTAAAAGTAATTGATATGGCTGATCTTGATGGTTCTCAAAATGTGAGAGTTGTTATGAGATTTACTGCTGGTATTCAGCACGGAATTGGAGATGAAGTAGTATTATACGCTACTGCATAATAAATAACTGTTTAACTTAAGAAAGGGTAGGTAAGCCTTGAGCCTACCGCCCTTTTTTTATATAAAAAATAAAAATTATGGCTTGTGATTTAACTTTAGGAAGGAAAGAACCTTGTAAAGATGTCGTTGGTGGAATAAAAAATGTTTATTTTACTGATTTTGGAGACTTTGGAACTGTAACATTAACAGATGATGAAATTACTGATATGAGTGGTACTTTTACAGCATTTAAATATGAAGTAAAAGGTAATTCATCATTAGAACAAACAGTAAACTCTTCAAGAGAAAATGGAACTACTTTCTATGAGCAAACATTAAATTTAACTCTACACAAATTATCTAAAGAAGATAATAAAGAATTAAAGTTATTAGCTTATGGAAGACCTCACGTTGCTGTTGAAGATTACAACGGAAACGTAATGGTTATAGGACTTGAACACGGTGCAGATGTATCAGGAGGTACAATTGTAACTGGTGCTGCAATGGGAGACTTAAGTGGATATACATTAACGTTAACTGGTATGGAAACAACTCCAGCTAACTT